GCTTGACAGGAATCCATGAAGGGGTGATATAGTTATCATTCACCACATTCAAGAATACCAAAGGGGAAGAATGCAGTTCACGAAGTAGTTCCGCCTGGGAATCTGTTAGATAGTCTGAAATGATCTTCCAATTCTGTGTTTCATTTGTGTAGTAGATTGGATTGATATTTTTGACCACTACCCCATTAGCCTCATAGATATCCCCTGAATAGTTTCTTTCATATCCCTTCTTTTCAATCTGAAAACTAGTTTTATTCACTAGGTCAAAGTTGAAGAAATCAAAAGCCCCGTATTTGTTTAGGTAAGCTATGCGCATAGGATCATACTTTCCACAGGATTGAGTGAATAGAGTAGCAAATTTGTACCTCCTTGCAGATCCGTTATTCCAATTCACAAATAGCTGAATAGATTCCACATTCGACCCGTAGGTCATGGGAGTGATTTTGAAATAGGTCACACTTGGAGTAGCTACAGCAGAGGGTGTGATGAAATAGGTAGCCGTAGTAGCGTTTGTGTAGGTTACTAGTAGTTCACAATTAGTCAAAAGGCCTGTGTTAATGAAGCCTATGATCTGTGAATCTGATTCCCTCGCTTTGATAGTAGTCCAATCTGATAAAGGCTTGTAGATACTATTGCTAGATCCTGAATATTGAGTTTGATTTGCATACCAATTCTTTAACTCTAGCAGAGGCAAAGCACCTGCAAAAGCATACTTAGTAGAACTCACTACCTCACTAGCCAAAACTATCACAAATTCCCCTGCTACTTCATAGTACTCATAGCACTTCAGGTAGAAGCCCTTGATCACATTGGTAGAACTAGATGAATTTGCAGTCTCATAGAATCCTTTGGAATAGGTAAAGTCTACAGAGACATACTTTGAAACATCAAATTCTACAGGATCTCCTGCATCAGCAGGACTATCATAGTAGGCAGTAGTTACCAATTCATTTGCTGCATTGTATACCTTGACAACATATTTGAAGCCTATCTCCTGAGAGTTGGTGCTGCTTATGGTGTAGTTAATCCTGTTGAATGCAGGTAGAATACTTATGCTTGGTTGGGTAAGGGTTATCATTTGCTTATTCTTAAAATGAGTGAATCACTTCCTATGGTTTGAATGTCGACATTGAATTCAGGTGTAGCTTCATCTATTGACTGCTTTATGAATTGCCTTCCTTCAATACCATATTTTTTGATGTAGTAGGCTAGTCTCTTTGCACTATTTGAAATCTGAGGAAGTACCTGTCTACCTTCCATGCTTTCATCTCCTGATTTTATTCTTAGGTTACTAGCATCTATCTCAATGTTCTTCCTCTGCATCCATCCTTCCAATTGTTTCAAGGCTTCCAAAGGCATCCCATAGGTTTTGAATTGGTAGTATCTACCTTCATCATTCTTGTAGGTCTTCCGCTTGTTTTTGATACCCCTCACACCCTTATCTATGTAGTCGGCATAGTCTACACCTACTTTGATTTCAAGCCTGTATCCTGTCCTTGTTTCGCTTACTCCAATGACTGAAAAAGAAGATGCTAATTTGCCCTGATCCGCAGGTGAATATTTGGCTAGGTTATCTACTAGATTGATCCCTAGCTTCTCCATAGCGTTCTTGACATTTGCCACAAGTGTACCCTCTACTTTAGCTATGTATTCACTAGGCTTGAGTTTCCTTCCTCCTATTACTAGGTCTGCTACTTGAGTTTCTGTTGCAACTGCCATTTCTTATACTGCGCTTCTTTGTCTTTGTTATAATCCTTCAAATATGCTAGGGTATTCAAGTACTCAATCACCCTGAGATCATAGGCTGCATTTACTGTGATATTTTGGAAGTCTGCAACTTGCTTAGTGCTAAATACCCACCCCCACCTTTCCATAAATCCACTACCTTCTCCGCTAGATCCTGATTCAGCATTGAAGAGATTATTGTATTGCTTATTAATTCGCTGAATAATTGACAAAAAAAAAGCATACAACTATATACTTCTAGAAAATTTGCCCCTAGCAAATCATCAGCCACCACATCATGAGGGACTACCCCATAGCCTTGATACTTATCACCCTGCATAGGAAGGAAGAAGCAGGCAGCAATCTTATTGATCTGCATGATCTCCCCACTAAATGAAAGGATATCTATGTACTGCCCTGCCGTGATCTCGTGTAGTTCAAAGCAGAACTTGTATCTGTTATCACCTACCTGCAAATAGTCCACAGGCTTGATCTCAGGGATGTTGTCAAAGAAGGATAACTTCTCTGCGTACTCATGCAAGAGATCTCTGTACTTGAAATCATCATAAAATTCTTCATCATTCCCCTCCACAATTGAAAGCATTTTTTGCTGCTTCTCAATGATGTTCAAATTTGAGTTTGTCTCGATATCGTACAGGCTGATGAACTGCCCGACAGTCAATTTATCCCACATAGTTCTAAATATATTTTTTTCGTTTGATGTATCTATCTGAAGGAGTACTTCCCTAGGTGGCTGTTTGTGATCTTGTTCACCACCGAATACCTGAGTGCATCCAATGCGTGATTGAAATTATCTACAGGTTTATTTGTCATCTGCCCGTTTTTATCTTCTATGTATTTGTAGTTCCGTAGTTCCTTGATCAGGTTATAGCTTCTTTCCGTTGCAAATAACTTGTATCTCCTGATGATGTCTATCCCTATGTTGATAGATCCTTTGATGGTAGGCTTCACATTCCATCCCATCCTGTATATCTCTTCAATGCTTTTAGGTTCGGCACTATCTGCGAATACTTCATTGCTCCTGTCAAGCCCTAGCACCTTCATCTCATTTGCTATGTCCTGATTAGTCATGCCTGTCCGATATAGCAGTTCATCCACATACATCGAATCATCTAAGATGTATGTTCTCACTAGGCTAGTAGGATCTGAACTATACCCAAAGTCTAGACCATAGCTTACTAGCTTTGCTTCCTTTGGTATTTCTTTGGTGGTACTAAATGTATATACTAGGGATCTGCTCTGCCCCCTTTCACCAAGTCCATATACCCTCCAATAGTTTTCATCTATATCCTTGAGTCTTTCAATCTCTGCTTTGATCTCTGCGCCCAGGAAAGGGTTATCCTTGTAGGTAGTTTGATAGAATTCTACATCCTTTCTAGGTAGTACCTGATCATAAATCCAATGAAATTCTTCTGAAGGGTTAAAGTCAATGATCACCTTCTCATTCGTTCTGAATAGTAGCTGCTGCCAATCTTCAAAGGTCAATTCATTGGCTTCATTGGCGAATAGCAGATCTCTCTTTCTACCCCTAATCTTCTGAGGCATATCAAGTGAAATGAATTCTATGGTGTTGCTGTTTAGCTTGTATTCTGATGCTGTCTTTGAGTGATCATCTTCTGAGTAGATCTCATGATCTTTCAGGATGGTTAGGAAGTCACGCATGACAGTACCCCTCAAAGCAGGGTAAGTCTTTCTACAGATCGTGATGACTTTATTCGTGTTCTTTTCGCAGTATGAAAAAATGATCCATAGAAGGATATTGTAGGTCTTCCCTGATCTAGTGCCACCTTGCTGAACTACTATCTTAGCCTTGCTAGTCTCAAGATGCCTGAATACTTTATTTGTTTTTATACTAGATACTTTCATCTAGAATAGTCACTTCAAAAAATTTCTTTCCATCAGCACCCGTGATCTCCTGCCTTTCGACATATCCCCTAGACTTCCCTTGAGTTTTAAGAAAGAAGATGATGGCAGTAGTATCACCGCCATCTATCTTCTGATCTAGTTTCCCTTCTACGAAATCAAGCCTAGAATTCCTGCCTTCTACTACAGCCTGTTCTAGACCATCCTGTTCAATCCATTTATATAGGCTTACTCTATCTACCCCTAATGACTTTGAGGCTGCTGATAGGTTTCCAAATGCCTTGACAATGGCTTGCTCTATCACGGATCTCTCAGGCTTTTTCATAGTGTTGATTTTTGTAGATTCTTAGTCTAGTTTTTCGTTAGCTACTTGCAAAGGTTCTACAGGTGTGATATCCTTTTCTTCTAGCTTGTTAGGAATTCCTGCATCATCTAGCAACTTCTTAAACAAGTAAGCTAGATCAAAGATTCCCTGCTCTTCATCTTCAAGGGTTACGCTGATCACTTTGTTTTCACTATTGAAATTCAATTGAAATTTTGACATGATTGGTTTTTTTAGAATGGTAGATCGTATTCTTCAGCCTGATAATTTCCAGGAGTAGTAGGGAATTTGTTAACCTGTGGGATATTATTTTCTTCCTTTTTATAATCGTTTAGGTTAATGGCCACATCCTTCCCGTATTCATTCGGCTTATCATAAATATTGATATTTAGGTTCACATACTTCTTCCCATTGTAGGTGTATGCGTGTGGCTCTGCATCAGATATACAGATAGCAGCCGTGATCCATGAATCACTTCTTTTCTTTCCGTTACCTAGTCTAGTTTTTGGTTTGTTGTCCATGTGTTATGTATTTGGTTTTCTTCTTCTCTTGATCGGCTTGTTTTCAATCACAAGTTCTTCTGTTTTGAAAGGCACTTCTGCTACTTCCTCTTGAGGCTGCTCTCTGTACCATGTAGTGTTTTCTTCATTCACATACCACCCATACAGGTAGTTGACTAGTTCTGCCCTACAGCTACTGCACCAATGGGAGAAGTTGTGCTTCTCATTGACATAGGTAGTGTATAGGTGAATCAAATCAGTATAGACTTCCTTATCGTAGTTGCGAATGAAAGCGTGTTTTTTGTAGCACTCATAGAGTTCAAAGTGCTTCTTGAATAGTTCTAAATCTTCAGGTGTCATAGTTGAAATTTATTGGTGAAATGATCCTCCACATACAGATAGATGAAGGGTACTATACTAGATATAAATATCGCTTCTAGTAAATCCGTTTTTAAGATTAGAAAAAAGAGGCTGATCCAAAAGGATAGGCAGAAGGAACAGCTAAAAGGCTTGACCAAATTCCTACCTGTGACTTCTTTAAAAAATTTAGGAAAGTTAAGGATGTAGAAATAGATCAAGGTGATCCCTATAGCCCCTAGTATACTAGCTGTGATTTGATACATTTTCTTATGTTTTTTATTGTGATGAAAATTGAGGTGTGTGGGATGCCTGTCTGCTTTGATACCTTCCTCACAGATCCTAGTTCCACATACATCTTGAGAATCTCCTGATCATACCAATACAGGGTTTCAATGATCTTAGATATTGAGTCTGCCACCGCTTGACTATTATCTATTTCTTCTTCTTCCTTGATGAACTTGACTATATCCTCCACAGGCACTAGGGCTGCATACATCCTACCGAACTTCCCGTACTTTGAATTAGTCTGATTGCAGCAGATCCGAACTATCCAAAACTTGAAGACCTGCTTTCCTTTGGCTTCTAGTTCCCTGAGTTTTGTGGCATCATATTCCAGGACTATCACCGCTACTTCCTGCCTGAGATCTTCCCATAGATCCTTACCTATGTTCTGAAATACATATTTAAATTCATTGTCATATAGCCACCCAATCGCTTTCATTTTAGGCTTATTACTTCGCCCGTAGGAAGCCCTGCAAAATCACATAGCCATCCATTCCACTCGAATCTTACTTCCTTATCTTTGCCCTTATATGAGGCTGCTAGGAGTCTGATCTGCCTCTGCACTATCTCAATACTTTGAAAGCTACCCTTACCTTTATTCATCCACTTAGACCACTCCCCATTTGAAAGCCTGTATCGGATTTCAAGCGAATAATCTAGTGGTGATTTGGGTAGCATTCTAGGCATTTTCTATTTTCTATTTGTGGCATTTATGCCGTAATAAGAAAGGCTACCTGCTAACAACTCACACCCCAATTGCAGGCAGGTGGGGTCACTTAGCCTAGTAGTCATGACAGGATTCAAACCTGCACGCACAAATATAGGGTTTCTCATTGTGCCATCACTTTTACAAGCAGTTCCGATGTGTGTCTACATTCCACCACATGACTATATTTTTTCTCTGATCACTACTTCCAATCCTATAGCCTCACAGATCATTCTAAGATTGAACAGGCTTATAGACTCCCATCCATTCTCAACTTGATTGATAGGGGCATGACTTAGCCCTAGCTTCTTGCAAAGTTCTAGCTGTGTGTATCCGCTTTTCTTTCTTGATTTTCTGATTAGTAGTCCTTCTTGTACGCTCATTTGGTTTGTTATTTCTTCAAATATAGGATAAAAATTAATATCCAAATTTAAAGGGTAAATTTTGTCTAATCTGTACAGAATCCTGCTTGACATCCGCTACCTGTTCCGAAGAAAAAATCCTGCTGCAAACCTATTGTTTTGATCTGTTCATAGGACATCTCCTTCTTCCAAGTTCCTTTTTTCTCTTGATTTGCGAACCATTGCATCTTATTGGTTTCGGTATCCCAATTCTTTCTAAGTTGCTGCACAGGTTTCCAAAAGCAGCCTACACAATTGCTATCCCCAGGAAATATGATTCCGCTTTTCTGTGCCCATTGGTAAATAGGGTAATGGGTTATTTTATCTTCAATCAAAGGAAAGTATCCTTCTCTCCATTCGATTTCTTCCCATCGATTTCTCCCCCCCCCCCCTAGTACCTACTATACCCTTGAATGAAGTGCTGAATCTTTCTGCTCTTTCCTTTTCATCATATCTAAATCCTACCCCCATCTTCACCTTCTCATTTACATTCTTAAACCACCAATCAAAAATAGGTCTTAATTTCATTTCAGAAGTACAGAATCTCCATTGCTGATTTGGAATCACAGAAGCCTTCTTATTTACTTGCTCAAAGGTTTTTCCTCCTACCCAAATGATCTCCCTTCCTAGTAACTGCTCAAGGTTTCTCATGGCATATAAAGTCAAATCACTTTCTGCTGTGGCTATGAAATCCTTGCCTAACTTTTCAGATACATATTTGACTATGCTTTCATCCTTTGGTTTGCAGTTAGGATCTTCAATCTGAACTAGTGCAAAAATATTGAAATCAGCAGGGTAATGAACTGCTAGATAGGAAGATGTTTTTCCTCCGCTTAAACTATTGATCGTTTTCATATTTAAAAAGGTAACATTTTAAAAATTCCCATGTGAATGAATTCTTCTCCCTTCTTCACTATGCACTTCCTCACATTCATTTCATAGACCATCTTATCATTGAATCCGTACTTCTTTTGGGCTAGGTCAAGCGTGACTTTGATCCCGTTGTCAATGTCCGAGGCTTTGCTACTGAACCCGAAAAACAATTCCACCCGAAGCATGACATCAGGATCTACTTTTCCAGGAGGCATCCTTAGAAGCATAGTTTTTTCATGTTCTCTGTAGGCTGCTGATTTGATCTTCCTACCTAAGAATGCCCCATTGACTGAAAGAGGCTTCTCATTTATCTTGAATTGTATCATCTGAAGATCTTATAGATTTGATCCATCCCTATAGTGTAAAGGGCTACTATGACCATGAACAAAAGCCCAAAGTCAAATTCAAAATGGAACAGGGCAAAGATTGAAAGCAGTGTAGACTGAATGCTGAATAGATCCTGCTTACTAGGAATAAATTGTTGAAGTATCTTTTTCATATTGTTAGTTGTTTATCAAGTTCATTATATTTTTCAATGGCTTTAAATATCTGATAGACTACTTGAGGTACTACTGCATTCCCTCCTGCTTTGATTGATTCGTTTCTCCATTTAGAAAAGGTAATAGAGTCCAATCTGTTGGAAATCCCATCATCTCCATCACAAATTGGGGAGACAGTTGGGAAGTTTGTCCAGTTATTTGCCTTGCTCTTTTTGTTAGTGAATCTTGAGTTTCCAATCCTGTCACTTTGTCCCCGCAATCCGATGCCATTGGAGTCGGTAGCATCTGATTCTTTATTAATTGAGGGAGACTCAATTGCAGATTCACTCCTTTTTCCGCCCAAAGCTCCTTTCTTTCCTGATACTTTTCGGGTGTTTGTGCATCCTTGTAATCCCTTGAGTTCGGAGTCGGTAGCATCCCCATTGATAATGCCCTTGTCAATGTGACTGAATGCATTGATCCTTCCTTCACCTGTGTTGACTTCATTGTGTTGGATGCGTTGGTCGCATCGAAACAGGGCGGAGTCGGAAGTAGTCCCCTCAATGCCATTTGGTCTAAGGGCATCGTAAATGGTTTGTGACCCTTCTCTATCAATCTCTCCATTCTCTGATCGTAGGCTTCGAAGTTCGTTTGCTCTCTTGCTTGCGCTAGAGGAGTAGGCAATAAACCAAATTCTATCTCTTCTGTGCGGAGCATTGACGGCACAAGCTGGAAGTAAAAACGGTGTGACTTCGTAGCCTTGAGCTTCCAGTTCAGCCTGCACTTCATCGAATACCAACCCTCCATTCCAATTAGTAAGCCCACGAACATTTTCGCCCACAATCCAGGTCGGCTGAATCTCTCGAATTGCTCTAAGCATCTCAGGCCAGAGGTGTCTCTCATCCTCCTTGCCGAGTCGCTTTCCTGCGGATGAATAGGGTTGACAGGGGAATCCACCTGTAATGATGTCAATTCTTCCTCTGTGAATAGTGAAATCTGTCTTTGTGATGTCATGATAAGTAATTGCATTAGGCCAATAATAATTTAGTACTTTTTGTCCGAAGGGATTCCATTCACAATGGAAAACATTATCCCACCCCATCCATTCTGAGGCTAAATCAAACCCTCCTATTCCGCTGAATAGTGATCCGTGTTTCATGTTAATTTTTTAAAATGGTGTTATAGTTTCTTTATTGAATTGAAAGTCATCATCAGGTGATGGGTATTGAAATTTTGGAAGATCAGAAATCTTTGTTTTACCTACTCCTGAATTCTCAAAGTAGTCAAAGCCATCCTTCCCCATGTACCTGTTCTTCTTTCTATTGAAGTCTATGGTGATTTCAAAGGGTATCCCTACTAGTTTCTGCTTCTTGATCTTATCCGTTTTGATTATGACTGTGGTATCATTTGGATCTGTTGCCCTATTAGGTCTCCATACTGAGATAGAATTATCTGTAGAGTCTGCAAAAGTACCACCCCCTTTGATTTGGTACAGGGAAGGTGGAGGGTAGTTTCCATCCTTCTCCTTCCTAGGTGTAGTTTGGTGCATCACTAGATGGTAGGATACATTGTTTTTTCTAGTGAAGTTGATCCTATCCATCATGAACCTAGATGCATACAGGTGTTCAGGTTCTCCTGCTGTCATCTCATGTCTGATCTTTATGTAGGGATCTACCACCACAGCCTTGACATCCTTCTCCCACACTAGGAATTCAAATACAGATTCAATCTGATCTATGGTGAAATCAGGTACACCATTCTTCTCAGGATAGACAAAGTAGAAGGAGTCCTTAACCATGTCAAAAGCCTTCAAGTATTCCTGCTCACTTACATCAAAGTTCTTGTAGAACCTATCTGTGCTTTTTCCCAGGATCGTGTGAATGATGTCATCAAAGAATTCATCAGGTGGGTAGTTCTCAGGGCTAAAGAATGCGAACTTCCACCCCTCATTTATTGCCTTCAATACACATAGGAAGATCAAGAACTGTGACTTCCCTTCATTGTTATATCCTGTCCACAGATTGAATTCTCCTGCCTTCCATGACCACATCTTGTTTTGTATACCTCCACTACTGATTTGATCTAGATCCCTCACATAGGTCTTAGATCCAGCCTCCTTACCCTTCCTGAAGTTATGTAGCATTGAGTCTCTCTGCCCTGCAAAGGTTTTGATAGATGACTCACAGAAGTCTAGGTCAAAGGTCTTATCTATTTTCTTTTTCATGTAGGGAAGTGTTTATCTATATTCTCTTTCATATCCTGATAGCTTCCTGATCTAGTAGCTACATCCTTGAACCATTGCTTCTCAAATTTATTCCTCACCCGTATTTCATCTTGAAGCATCAAGGTAGTGCCTTTCACTTCATAATCCATGATATTGATTAAATTAATATACTTTTTTTGTAAGGAGTACAGCCTTTTAAGATTCACTTCCATCAAAGCCCAATTCTTAGTTTGTTGTGCCTGTACTATCATGCCCCAAATATCCCTATTCAAGTCATTCATTTTCTGTAGATCTTCTGCCTTCATCTTACCACCAATTATTTTCTATAGTTGACTTCGGATACTTAGGTGCTTGTACTTCTGTACTTCCGCTGTATCCTGTACTTGCATTATTCTTCAGGTATAGATTGAAGGAGTTCTGTGCTTTGCCTATAGTCATGGCTTCTCCTTCCTTCAGTATCTTCCAATTTTTGAAGGCTTCCTTTATCTTCTTTTCATCCAGGTTATATATCTCCTGCATTCTATTAAAGAATGGTCTATGCATTGGCTTTTCCTTTGTCATCTCTACCTCTACTTCATCCAAAGAAATCAAAGTCTCTTTATTTATATCATTTACATTACCATTAACATTAACAGCTACATTTGCTAGATCATTTGTAGCATTGCTAGGTTTTGCTAGACTTTGCTTAGCATTGCTAGACTTTGCTAGACCTCCCTTCTTTCCTGCCTCTGCTCTTTGCTCTTTCTTTTCATCCCATATCTTCAAATCTCTTTTTAATTGAGTCTTGATAGGAAGGAATGCTACCTTGATAAGTTTGTCCTCTGTGATAGGATCTTCATCATTGACATAAGCGAAAATATGCTTGATCAACTTACCTGCATCTTCATCTGAAAGTTCATCAAAAACTTCCCTTTGATCTGTGTACAAAACAAATGATTTTTTACCCTGCATTTTTGAAAATAAAAAAGCCCAACAGGTGAGAGTCTGTCGGGCTAGGTTAAAGTAAACCTATTGAATCATTCTTGCCTCTCACCTCAGGAATGATTCGATATACAAATATAGAAAATTTTTCAATTATCCTACTAGAGAGCGTTTTTTTAATTGCTGATGAATGCAAGAATATGTTACCCCTAATGTTAGTGCAATCACCTTTGTAGGCACTCGATCTTGCCACATTTCAAAGATCACTATCTTCTCGTATTCGGTTAGGTTTCTCCTTCTCATTTGTGTCCTAGGTAGTATTTGGCTATTCGTTTATCATTGATAGTAACTATGTCTGTGACAATGTCAAGCCCTTCTTCTCGAAGGTTAGAGATTCTAGCAGCAAGCCTAAAGCAGCCAAACATATTCAAGGCATCTAGTTGAGTTATGGATCTACCATTGAGAAGCCATCCCTTGATCAAAGCGGTTTGTGAGTCGGTGGATTTCATAGGCTTGAAATAAATTTCTTGCACTCATTTAGATTGATATTGAATTCTTCCTCTGTGATCTTCTTGTAGTTCTCAGCCTTGACCACATACTGCACATAGCGGATATTCTCCACCCGTATAGATGGGAATAACTCTAGGCTAAAAATAGTATCCTTTCTGTTAGGGTAGTAGGTTACAGCTAGGCAGGTCTTTTCATCTAGCAATTTGTAGAAAGACCAATCATGAATAGTGAAGTAGGTAGATAGGGTGAATTCCTCTTGTACTTCTACGGATTTTAGGATTTTGATTTTTAGATTCTCCATTTTGGATTTTGGTTAGTTGTTTAAAATGATTGATACTTCTTCTTCTGTCATCTGAATCTCAGATGAAAATTCAGGTAGGTAGTAGAACTCACCACCTCTGAAAAATAGAGTTCCTTCGCCTCTAAATTTAGGATGCTTCACAAAGAATCTGTGACCTATTTTCTTGAGTGATTCTAGTCTTTGCATATTACAATAATTTAAGCCCTAGCATATAGCCAAGTGCGAAGATGGGAGATAGTGCAAGGATCGTGTAGATGATTCTGCCTGTGATCTGAAGTGCTTTTTTCATGGTGTAGAAAGTAAAGCCCCGAAGGGCTGTGATTAGTTAAGGATTTTAGCAGCCCACTTCTCTGCGTTTTTGATATTTGAAAAGTCCTTTGCTAGTAGCACTTGATCCATTCCTTGAAAGAACTGAACATAAAATGCTCTAAATTTTCCTGTGGCATCTTTGCTGATTTTTACTGCCTTACTGCCTGATCTGTTTGTCAAAGTTTTCATACTGTGAAAGGGTTAGAGTTAATGATGAACAAATCTAAACAATAAATTAGAATATACAATACTTTCAACAAAATTTTTGAATAATTTTTTTATCCGTAGCCTCCTTGATCAGATCCCCTACTAGCTTTTCCTTGACTTCTAAATCTTCTGCTATCTCCTTCTTGGTGTATCCCCAACAGGCTAGGGTGATCACCCTGTTCACTAGTTCCCTTGGCATCTCATTCACTAGATTCCCTCTAGGGTTATTTGATGAAACTCCTAGGATCACATACAGGATGTAGTTCACTACTGCCAATCTCACACCCATGATCTCAGCTATCTGATGCTTGGTATGTCCTTGGGTGTATAGTTCCCGTACCAATGGGACTAGTGCTTCATGCTTGCAAGTTGCCATATTCTCTCGAAGGTTTCATTGAAGGGTAGCTTCTCAGTTTGGTAGGTAGACTTCACCCCCTTAGGGGCTAGATCTCCAGGTCTCTTGATGAATTTTCCTAGGTATAGATAGCTGTTCATTTTATCTGAAGGTTGAAGTTCTCAATAATTCTAGCACCGAATACATTCTCACCTTTTTTGATAGCTTCTTTGATAGCCATCTTGTCGGCAGTTACTACATTCTTCACATTCTGAAAAGAAGAAGGAAGGGCTTCTACTACATCTACCTCCACCGCTTCTGATCTTCTTAGTGAGATCTTGAATAGGGGTGAATCTATCTTCTCGATTCCGCTTACTAGCATGGCTTTCTTGAGGCTTTCTGTTAACCAAGTGACCTTCTTATCCCTGCTTTCTTTCATCGCCTTGAGTCGCTTGATTTCGGCATCTATTTGATCACTCTCACTTTGGTAGTTGGCTATGACCTTAGCGTAGTTTATACCCTTGCTTTGTAGTTGCTCCTGATTGATCAGCAGTTCTGCTTCTAGTTCAGGTGTGAGTTCTTCGGTTTCAAGAAGCACAGCTAGATACTGCGCTTCTTGGGTTATTTGGTATAGTTTCATATTAGTCCTTCGATTATTTCTTTTTGATCCTTGGTTAAGTTGTATTTTTTTAGTGCCTCCTTGGCTGTCTTCTGCTGATCAGGTGTGCCATTCAAGTACTGCACTATCCCTGCAAATTGCTGCTCTGTAGGTGCTACCTTAACAGGTGCAGGTGCTTGTCTCAAAGGCTTCATAGCTGCCTCTGCATCATCATCTGAGATGGCTAGGTTCAGTACACTAGTTAAGCCGTATCTTCTAGCATAAGACAAGGCACTACCCTGTGCCTGGGGATCATTCTGCCTAACTACCTGAAGTGTGTAGGTAGCTGATAAATACTCCCCACTATCAGCATGAATCAGCATTGTGGTGAGACCATCCCCATCAGGGAACTGTGATATCACTAGACCTGCCTTCTCCATAGGTTCAGAGATCTCTGTGATGATGTGCGGAAGGCTTGCGTAGTTTGACTTGAAGAAGGGATTCTTTGCATCCTTACTGATGCGCCCGACCATAGCGTGAAACTTTGCTAGTCCTTGGGTTAGGTTTTGAATACTCGGTGATCTTTCCATTTGGTTTGTTTATTTGGTTAATAGTTTCTTTCAATTTCTAGTTCTAGTTCCATCAGCATGGATCTAGTAGGCACTACTTCAAAGCCGTGTTCATAGGATGACAGGCTTCTAGTATAATCTATGGTGATCTCCATCTCCCCGTAGGCAGGAGCGAATTCGCTTTCATCTTCACCTGTGTGTTCAATGGTGTAGTCTCCTACCCATAGGTAGTCTTTACCTTCATAGGTGAATGTGATCTCTTGATCGTAGAAATTTTCTGTTTCGTAGTTCATGATTTTTAGAGTTTAAAGTAAAGCCCCCGAAGGGGTAAGATTATTAGTTCATTTCGTAAATTCTCATTTCAATTTCTGTTCTTGAAATGATTTGAAATCTGCATCTGAAATATCTGTAATATCTCATTCCGTTTTTTGTAAGTTGGCTATGAATAGACATCACATTTCCGTTTTCAAATTTGATGTATTCGCCTGTGAAGTTTTTTTCTGAAGTTGTCATGGTGTGTTTTGGTTTTATGTCCCTGTTTGATGAATCAAATATCGAAGAAATAAATTAAATAAAAAAATATTTATTAAAAAACTTTCGACAAAATGTTAGATTTTTTTCAAGCCTATCTTTTTATCCCTATAACTTGCAAATAAAAACATGGAAGAATCAGAGATCTTGAATCCTTTTGGATACGGGAAAGCCTCAAAGGTAATGGATGAAAATCGAAAGCCTGCTGAGTGGTGGATAGACTACATTCAATTCAATGAAGTTGTGGCAGAAAATGAATTCTATGTCCTATTTGAGGATGGCTTCCTGATCAAGAAGGGAAAGTCAAAGTTCCAAAGCAGTCAATACTTGAAAGGGGATAGGTTCAGATCCTTCAAAGAGTTCCATGAACAGGCAGGCTAAATCATTTTTGAGAGTAGTAGGCTTATCTCTTATCTTTGCCTTGATCATTATAGCCATTTTTGAATACCTTATCACATGAATGATTTTTCACATCTAGTATCTACCTATCTCCTGGAGATCCGTGAACTCCTGATCTCTAAAAATATCAAGTATGGTAACTCAGCCCTTGAACCCCTAGGTGTGTTCTCTCAGTTGTCCGCAAAAGAAGGACTACTGATCCGCATAGATGACAAACTCAAGCGGATCAAAAACGGAAGCCTAGAGAATGATGATGAAGATGTGATTAATGATCTGATAGGATACCTAGTCCTGCTGAAGATTCATGATAAAGTTAAATATAGTTTACAAAAAGAGGGTAAAATGTAAGATATCCTAAACATTAAAGAGAAAAAATAAACTAATGAATGAATAATCATGCCTGATATCACCATGTGCCTAGGGACAGATTGTCCCTACAAAGAAGGCTGCTATAGATTCACCGCCAAGCCTAGTGAATATCAGTCCTACTTCATGAGTCCACCCTTCAAAGATGGAAAGTGTGAGATGTATTGGGGTGATATTCAATCAGATATTTGGAATCAATTGAAGGATATAGTCAAAAAAAAGGAATAGAACTGTCGACAAATTGTCTACACTTCTAGTAAAAATTGATGCACTTATTCGGAAAAAATCCGAATTAGTCAAGATCACTTTCCTGATCTAAGTGAAGCAGTTCATCTCTGATCTCCTGGTAGCTACCCCTGATTAAGCAGGAAGATTTGTCATAGAAGTACATGACCTGTATATCATTCACCAATTCCTGCACATAGGCAATGTCCTCAATCCTAACCATTCGCCTCACAAATTCGTGCTTGACATCTAGCCCTAGTTCCTGCCAATCCATAGTACTACCTGCTAGCATTACATCGATCTCAATCCACATACTAGAATATCTTTTTTGATATCCCCAAGGTGTGAATTTTTGTCACGGGTTGATATTGATAACTGAATAGATATTTGTTATCCAAATAGGAAACTTTTGCCAAAGGATCAAGAAGTGAATTCACCCCTGCACCTAGGTAGATCCCCTTGGGTTTCTGCACTATTGTTTTGGTTTCTGTGTTCGTGATTGTGTTGGTCACCACAGGAATCTTGAAATCATTCGTAGCAGTCATTTTAAGGACTTCTCCAAGGACTTCACCACTCACATGGGTACTTCCATACTCTGAAGGAATGGAGGTCTTAAACAGGCTAATTTTAGGCTTAAAATCAAGAAGGATTGTATCCCTTAAAACTTGTGATTTTATACTCATTTTTGGCACATAAACTGTGTCCACTACACGAGTGTAGATTGTGTCACTTTTTACCTTCGTTTCAAACTTGTAGACAGTCTCTACTTCAGGTCTAGGAAAAACTATAAAAGCTAAAATAAGCCCTGCAATAAAAGCTAAAATAGCAATTCTGATTTTTTGGTTATCTGTTGAAAATTCCATCACTGCTCAATAAAAAGGTTGTCCTGCTCTAGTATTTTTCTTAATTCCTTACGGCAATA